GTATATACTGGTTATTAGTTATTTATATAATTTCAATACTCTCCCATATCAATATCAAATTCATCAACAAATTCATCAAATAATTCATCATAAATTTCTTGAGAGAATGTTTCTGGGGGATTTTCTTGTTTATATGTATCTTTTAATATTTCATCTGAATTTACAAAATGATATCTATTTAAATCAGCATCATATGTCATTACATAGTCTTCTTGAAAATCAGTAAAATCAATATACCTTTCAGACCTTACTTCGACTTCAGGAGTTATATCAGAACGACCAGATATTTTGACTTTTTTTATTTCATCCGATATTGTTCTGATTTTAAATGGTCTCATTAATATTCTCCTAGATCAATATTAAATTTGTTACTTATGTCATCATTGACACTATCAACAAATTCTTCTGGTAGGCCGTCTTCGGCGGCTTTTTCCAGAACCTCGTCTGGATTTACAAATTCAAGTTTTTGATCTTCTTGATTAAACATCAATACTTCACCATCTTGAATATCAGAAGTATCCACTCTTCCTAAATCTCCAATTCTTCCACCATCATTTGTAATAGCAGTTGTTGTTTCATGAACAAGAATAGTTCCACGGGCCACTATTTCTATTTTATTATTGGGGTAAACAACAAACATATCAAAGTAATTTCTTCCGGCCTCTAAAAACAAGGTAGAATTTTTGCTCATCAGAAGTTTTATGATTCCTTGTGGTCTATTAATATAAGCAACACTAAATGTGTTAAATAATTTAGATCCAGGATACTTTTGAATTTTTGCCAGGATACTAGAACCAGTCAAGTTAATAACATTTCCATTTTGGTTGGTAAGTTGAAAATCTTCTTCAAAATCAGTCCCCTTAAAAATTGCATAATTAACTATTTCTACTGGGACTTTCATCGGAACACCTCAAGACATCTATTGTAATACATTTGTCTATCAGCAAGACCCCTAGTGCCACCATTGACTCTTCTGGTTACTTGCTCAACGGTTGGATTAGTGTCACATAATTCATTCATTTTATTAGTGTGCCACCAAAAACCAGAACTAGTTGCAGGATAATTCAGGGAAACATAATCAACACCTTCCATTACTTTTGGGTCCTTAATAAAATCCGCAAACTTTTGGTAATTGTATCGACCTGTCATCTGGATGAATCCCGCGCCTTTGAATTTTCTACCATCGCCTGGTTGGGTATTTCCTAGATCAGTCCTCCATTCATAAGCATCACCAGAAGCAAGTTCTTTCAACCATTTTCCTCCACCAGATTCATGAGAGATCTGGGAAATAAAGTGACGTATTCTATTAGGCTTATTAATATTAAATTGATTTAAACACCTGTTTAAATCATTAATAACCCTATCACTAATACTAATTTCAGAAACATCCCAGACGCGAGAGAGTTGGTTTTTTGTAATCAAGGCACCAGTATTATCTGATACCTCTACTACTTTTTTACAGGATCAAAAATCCTGCCCCACCCATCAACCGGATGTTTTACAGTCCACCTTTTTTCTAGTGTTCTTCTCGAATAAACAACACCTCTCCCTTTAGATACGGCTCCAGTGTACCCATCCGCAAGGTCCCCGTAAGGATCATTCGCCAGGTAGTCTCCCTTATCAGTTTTACCCCGGACCACAATCATATGACCCCCACCAGTCGGAGCACTTTCAGGACCTCTGTGTAAAAACCCAATCACAACAGGTCTTCCGGCCTCTAGTTCTTTATCAAGATCAGCAAATGTCATGTCATATCTAAAAACCGACTCAACCCCATAACTTCTCAAAACTCTGGTCTGAACACCATGATCAACAGATTTACCAATGGCCAATACTTTTCTTAGATAAGCATCATCTCCTTTAGGTCCAGGTGGAAGAGATCCAGGTTTTAGAAACTCTAGGCACATTGCACATGCAGAAGAATTGCATGTGGAATCGGGCAAGGCATAATTATCCGTTTGCGGGAACCAAGGGACATCTAATAAAATACCAGATGGTTTAGGTGTCTCTTCTGGTTTCCTATAAATTCTTACCCAATTTGCATTATCTTCAAGAAGTTCAGGGGCCTTTTGCTCTAAAACCCTTACCAAATCATCAACGGCGGCCCGGTGCTTTGGTAAATTATGGTTATAATATCTAAAGAAATTCTGAAGTTCTATTTTCATGGCCATAAATAACTGTTACATAAGTATTTAGTTTCCCTTGTGGTTTTTTAACGGTCAAGAATTTAATGAGGTTGATAAGAAATATGAAGGATTTGTTTATTTAATAACAAATCTTGAAAATGGGATGAAATATATCGGCAAGAAACATTTTTGGGAAAGGAGAAAGAATCCAAAAACTGGAAGACGCCAAACAAAAGAAAGTGATTGGAGAAAATATTTTGGAAGTTGCGATCAATTAAAAGAAGATGTTAAAAATCTAGGGGAAGATAAATTTAAAAGAGAAATCTTGTATTTATGTCCACACAAAAAAAGCATGTCTTATTATGAGACATGCGAGCAATTTAAAAGAAATGTTTTAATGGATGAAAGTTATTATAATACTAATATTGAAGGAAAATTTTATACTAGTGAGGTAGAGAGGATTTACGGTTTAGTTATAGAGTCAGCTGATCCACAAGAAAAAGAACCTCATTAAGATACTTATTAGCGAGATTCTTTTCTTGTTGAGATCTAGGCTCATTATAGAGCCTAGTTTTTAGGTTATTCAGTTTAGCTTTTAAAGTATAAATGTCAGTTATGTGGATCATTAGTCGTTTAAGTATTCAAGAGCGATGTCAACTACGCTATCTTCGGTTAAGGATTCAAGGATATCCAGGGCCTCGAATTCATCTTGGGCATAACCAATATTCATAATATCTTCAAGGATAAAATCAATTAAATTATAATAATCAGACTCTTCTAGTTGACTCGCAAACTTGGCGGCACGTTCACGAACACCAGTTCCTGCCCTTTGTGAGGAAAGAACTGCTCCAGGAGCCGCAAATCTTACACCTCTTGATTTTCTACCCTTAGCAGCATCTGCTAGTCTTTTCGCTGCTGCTGCCTTCCTGGCTGAAATTTGTTGTCTTTGTACAGCAGGTTGACCCGAAGTAGAAGCTGGTAGAGCCTTCCTTGAAGCCGGAGTTTTTACATCGGAACCAGTAGTACCTTTGGTGGCAACGTCTGGTTTACGCTGAACAATTGCCCGACGAGTTGCGGTTTCTGGACGAGACATTATACCAGCTCGTCTAGGAGATTTGAATCTTGAAGGTCCACTAGGAACTCTTGGATCAGAACCTTGTATTTGAGGGTTTATCTTTGCTCCTTTTCGACCATCAATATCAATAACATCACCAGATGAGGTCTTAAGAGAACCCTTTCTAGGCTTTAACCTAGGAGTTATTTTATATCGTATCTTTAATGCATTAGGCTCAGGTGTTGCAGGAGTAGGTTCAGGTGTTGGTTCTGAGTTAGAAGTAGTAACAGTTGGTGCCTTTTTAATTTTACCCATTCTTTTTAAAGATCTACCGACATTACGAATAGCCTTACCTACTGCCCTTCTTTTGCTACCGGTTTCTGCTGTCGGCTCTGTGGTAACCGTAACTTGCCTACCAGCAACTCTAGCAGTTCTAGTAGTTGCGGGAGCCGCAGCGGCTTTTGTGCCACTAGCCATCATTCTTTTACCTGTCTTGGCCAGGGATTTTCCGCCTCTACGGAGAAGACCTTTGAGAAGAGCCTGACCTCTTTCAACAACTTTACCACCAAGAGCCTTTGCGGATTTTGCTAGACCGCCAGCCGATCCTGCTACAGCCTGCTTGACTGAAGAAATAGGGCCAGTAAGTTTATTTCTAACAGTTCTAGCGGTGCTGCGAATTCTCTCTCTACGTGCATCTCTTCTTTGTTTGGCTTGTTGTTCTGCTTCCGCAGCCTGTTTCTTTGCAGCAATACTAGCGGCCATTCTTCGTTGATTACCGGCAATATCGCCTTTACCATAAGTAATAGTTGCCTCATAAAGAACATCGGCAATAAGTTGATCATAAGACTCACAGATTACTTCATCCTCTAAGGCATAATCGATCATCTCAAAAGATTCTTCTAGAGTATGGCCATAATCGCGGAATTCCCAGACGAGTTCTTCGATTACTTCTTCAATGTGCTCGGGAAGCATGTGATCGACAAATCGAAGATTATCAAAAGACTCTTCGATTTTGCGATGGTCATAAATTTCAGAATAGGCTTCAGTCAGGGTGTATTTATACATATTTGTCGAATGGTTAAGTTCTTTTATTATTTAGTAGAAAAGCCCCTTAAAGGGGCTGGGAGTTTAGAGTTTGAAATTACTAAAAGCGTTTGGATCCATATCTTGATTAAGACCACCAACGATATAAGAAACTAAATTTTCCTCTTGAGGTGGAACTTGTTCGGATTTAGTATTCAGCCATTTTTCAGAAACCCAAGGAAGAGGATCCGCATTACTAGCAATAGAATAAAGCGGTTTAAGACCAATAGCCTTCATGCGCCTATTACAAATCCACTCAATATAATCCGAAAGGAGTTTATCGTTTAGACCAATTATACTACCATTTTTAAATAGATAATTACCCCACCGTTTTTCCTCATTCACCGTTTTCTCAAACATTTTATAAGTCCATTCAGTCTCTTCTTCTGAAATTTTCTTCATGTCGGGGTCATCACCTTTCTTCCACTTTGCTAAAATATTTTGAGTAAGGAATAAATGAAGGTGCTCATCAGCCGCAATTTTTTTAATAATTTTGGCGGACCCTTCCATCAATTGAAGCTCACCAAAGGCAAAAGAACACGCAAAAGAAACATAAAAACGAATACCCTCTAGAATATTAACATTCATTACCGCCCTATAAAGTTTTCTTTTTAGTTCATAGAGTTCACCCTTACCCAAATCAACACCCTCATTATTAAATTTCCAAAGATTAGACGAAGAATACTGCTGGGCATTCTGTATAAAATCATCATAAGATTCGGTTACACTTTTTGCTCTTTCTAGAATATTTTCATCTATAATAATAGAGTTGAATACTTCAGACGGATTAGAATAAACGTTTTTAATAATGTAAGTATAAGAATAGCTATGAACCATTTCCATAAATTCCCAACAAATCATAGCCGATTCAAGCTCTGGAAGAGAGCAATAAGGAATAAAAACTAGGCCTGGTCCTCTACCCTGAACGGAGTCAAGCATAATTTGATATTTTAAATTAGAAGTAAAAATATGCTTTTGCTCAGGTCGGAGTTTTTGGTAATCCGCTCGGTCTTTTTGAAGAGGAAATTCTTCTGGTCTCCAAAATGCTCCTAATTGTTCCTGGGTCAATTTATAAAATACAGGATATTTATTGACATCATATCTTTGAAGGCCCAAAGGCGGCCCAAAAAACATGGGTGACCTTGTTGAGTCTATAGATGAATCTGAATTAAAAACAGTCATACCTTTTACCTTAGATTGTGCATCCATCACATGATTCCTCCTCTTCATTTAAAATATCGTTAATTAAATCTTC